GTATCGCAACCGGATTCGCAACGAATATATTACCACACAACCCAAAAGATTTAAAGAAGGCTTGTATTCAATATTTGGATAAAGGTAAAATTACCACAAAGCCTAAAGTTATGTTTCCTGAGTTCAAGGGAACGGTTGAGCAATCCAAAGAGGACCCAACCAAATATGTTTCGTATGGTATCTTTCAACGTTCTGGTAAAACAGGCGTCTCCATCACAGAGGTACCATACGGCTTTGACCGAGAAGGATATGTTAAGGTACTTGATAAGTTAGAAGAAGATGGAGATATTGTATCTTACGAAGATAAATGTAATAAAGAAGGTTTCCGATTTGAGGTAAAGCTAAAACTATCCTCAGTTAAATGGTCTGATACCAAACTCATTGCCAAGTTTAAACTCAGTAAGCCATTCGCACAAAACCTAACAGTTATTGATTTTGATGGCAAACTTCGAGAATACACAGATGCTCGAGACCTTATAAAGGACTTTTGTGATTACCGTTTAGGTATATTGCAGCAGAGAATTGATGCTCGTATAAAAGAGTTTAATGAAGAGGTCCGTTGGCTTAATGTTAAAATGGAATTCATTCAAGCAAATATTGATGATCGTATAGTATATAAAAATAATACTAAAGAACAGGTCGTCAATCAAATAATGCAAGAGACGTCTGCGCTAGGAGGTGACACAAACAGATTGCTCGCATTAAGTTTCTTAAATGCAACAAATGAAGAAATTGTAAAGTTAAAGAAACAGATTGAAGAATCTAAAACAACATTAAGCTTTTGGAATAAGACAACCCCTAACGAACAATTTACAACTGACTTGGAGAATGTATAATGGATAGCGTAATTACTCAAATTGAAATGGACACATCAGGATTTCTATCCGAAGAAGGATTTGGTGTTTGCGTTTACATGGGAGAAGGAAGCTGCGATCCTATTGTAGAAACCACATATGATTTTGAATCTTTAATTGAGAATCATTTTGAGAGCTTTGTAATAAACGATAGGATTCGAGAAGTAGATGCTGCTGATGCTGAACTGCTTGTAACAAAATTAGAACAAATGGCAAAGTATGCTCGCAATATGCTCGAGGATTATACACTAGCCGAGGAAGAATAAATAATAATGAATAAACTTAAATTGATTTGGAAATACTCATTAGGTGGTTTCTCTGACGATAAGACAGAACCTTATGACGATTATGTTATGTTATTAAGAACGATTATTGTTGGTGTAAACTTTTTAACGTGTTTCTTTATTATGGCAAATACTATAAGGCATTGGTGATGAGCAGAAAAGACGATTACGAAAGACAAGATACTAACAAATATTTAAACTTACATTTAAAGACGGATGGATTACCCCTACCAGATGTTAATGCGCAATTTATTGAATTCTTCCATAGAATGGATTACAAATGGTGGCGTGATGTTGAGCCAGGTGATGTCGTTGTTGACATTGGTGCTTGTGTCGGTTTCTTTGTTTGCCACGCTCTCGATCGTGGTGCTGATCGCATTTATGCTATCGAGCCTTCAAGACCTCATCTCAAAACTCTTCTTGACAACGTGTCGGATTATTATATTGATCATGGCACGGTTCCTGTAATTCCAATTGAAGCAGGAATAGGTTCTACCGCAAATCATTTTAATAATGTATTCTCTGAACATACTGATTTTAAAAAGATGTCATTCTTAGATCTTGTTGTTGATTACGACATACCAAAGATTGATTTCCTTAAAATAGATTGTGAAGGTGGAGAGTATGGTATCTTTAACGAATTGAATATGCCTTACTTAACTCAGAATGTTAAACACATAGCAGTTGAGTTTCACTTGAGCTGTTATCCTGGTGCTGCAAAACAATGGCAAAAGGTAAGAGATCATTTATTACCTAAGTTTGGTAGAGTACGATGGATGGAAAAGGCCCATAACAAATTAGCAAACGATGATGAATGGTTAGCTAAAGGTGATTGGTCTAAATGTTGCGCATTCATGGTATATCTAAGCTCCGAATAATATTTCACCAAATCAATTCTAATAAATAATAGTATACGATAAAAGGTATACACTATTAGGATACTCGAATGGCTGAAATTATTAACAACTACTTATCTCCAACTAATTTTACTATTAGTATAGAGAAGCTCCCGAATGTAGAGTTCTTTACTCAAAAGATTACTATTCCTGATATATCATCGGTTCCTCAAACTTCTTCAACTCCACTCTCAAACATATACGAGTACGGTGATAAGTTAGAGTATGCTGAATTGTCAACCACAATGATCATCGATGAAAACATGAATAACTATAAAGAAATCTTAGATTGGATTCAAGGTTATTCTGCACCAGAACTTTCAGAGCAAAATAGGTTAAGAGAAAAGATCGGATTTGAATCTGATTTAATTTGTACTATTACAAACTCCCACAAAAATCCCCACGTAAGATTTACATTTAAGAATTGCTTTCCTACTTCATTAGGTGGTGTTTCTCTTGATGTAAATATTCAAGATATCTCATACGCAACTACAACGATTCAGTGGAGATACGATACTTTTATTATGGAACAGTTATAAGAAGAAACTTTTATTATGAATTATGATTTTATTGAGATAGGAACATCAGACTTTGATACTCTTATACAGACAGCAACTAACGACACCGTTGGTTTATCCATTGACCCAATTCAGTTTTATTTAAATCGTTTACCAGAGAAGCAACTTGTAAAGAAAGTTAACTGTGCAGTTTCTTTTGATGGCAAACGCGGTAAAGATAAAGTATATTATATACCTCTTCATATTATTTACGAAAAGCAATTACCACTTTGGATTCGTGGTTGTAATTCAGTAGGTGATTATCACTATCAACACAAACAACATAATCTTCAAGAACTTGTTCAGACAATAGATATTGATTGTATTCCTCTGAGTGAAATCTTTGAAGAATACGATGTTGATAAACTTACAGTACTTAAAATAGATACTGAAGGTGGAGATTGTAAAATACTAAAATCATTTTTACCATTCCTAAAAGAAAGAGATAAAGATAAGTGGCCTATATGGATTGAATTTGAAACAAACATACTAACACCGAAAGAAATTATTGATGAAACAATAGAGATGTATATTGACCTTGGATATAAAGTAGCAAGGCGTGGAGTTGGAGAAGAAAACTCTATATTAACTATTGACATCTAACCCAAAGTTTGATATAATTGTAATGTATTAAAAAACTTGAGATAGAAATAAATTATGGACACAAATGATATAGCAGCCCTTTGGGCAAAAGATTCACCGATTGATGAAACAAATCTTGTAGGTGAAAGCAAAAGAATTCCTGAATTGCATAGTAAGTATTATAACTTATACTATCGTGAAGTCCTTCGAGTTAAAAAGCTTAAAGCAGAATACAAAGAATTAGAAATGGAAAAGCGTAACTATTACGATGGTTCTATGGATGAGTTAACTTTAAAGGAAAAAGGTTGGAGACCATTTCAACGAAAGGTAATGAGACAAGATTTGGATAAGCATATTCAATCCGATAAGGATATTATTAAATTAAGTCTTACCGTTGATTTTCATACTGCCAACGCAAATTACCTTGAAGATATTATTAAAACAATACACAGCAGAAACTTTGTTGTAAAGAATATGATTGATATTCTAAAATTTCAATCAGGAGATTATTAATGTGGGATAGATTTTTAGAATGGGGATTCCAAAGGGAAGCGGATAAACAGAATAAAGTAATTGATATGATGAAGGACGATGTCGATCCTGAAGAAGTAACAATTGAGAATGCATACAAAACAAGGTGGATTTGGTATCATACTATTTTAGCAATAGGTATCTTTTTCACAAATATATTATTAACAGCAATATTAGTTATCTTGGCAATTAAATTATGAATCCATACGCAGCAGATATATCTGAAGAATTAAAAAGAACCATTTATAATGGCTTTTGTTCTATTCAGGAAATCAAAGGAATACCATTAAGAACTCAACAGGGTATGTTACTTGCATTAACAGGTATGTTAAAAGAACATGGGTGGGCAGTGATTGGTATTACTGAAGCAGCTGCATTACGTATTCAAGAGAACGAATATAAAAGACCAAAGAAAATCAACCGTTCACATATCTATTCAAGAAAAGAAACAGCAGAGATTCTATTTTCGAAGTATTGGACATATACTGATTTTTGGGATTTCTTTTTAGAACGTGATTGTTGTGTATTAGCAACATCAAAAGAAAATTATTCAAAGGAGCCTGAAGACTTGTGGAGACAGGTACCAAAAGGTATGTTTCAATCCGCTGGGTTTGCCTTTAAAGTTGGTAAAGAAGAAGCAAGTTGGCTTCAGGAACAATTATGAGTGAAAGAATAGAAGTCGAATATATTAATGCCGTATATATGCGCATTAAAGCTGACTCAGGTTTAAAGGTTGAACTATCAGAGTTCTTTGCGTTTAAACCAGAAGGCTATCAGTTTAGTCCTAAGTACAAAGCAAGAGTATGGGATGGAACGATTCGACTCTTTCAACCAATGCGTCCTGTATTGTATGTTGGTCTATTACCACATTTAAGAAAGTTCTGTGAACAAAGAGATTATATTTTAGAAGCTCCACCTGAGCTTGGAGAACCTGAACTAATAGAGGAAGGTTACGTTGAAGAATTGGCTGAAGAGATTAACTGTAAATTTAAACCAAGAGACTATCAGATCGAATATATCGTTAACGCTTTGCGTAACCGTAGATCTTTATCTCTATCACCGACATCATCTGGTAAGTCTTTAATTATTTACCTTATACAACAACATTACTATCAAGCCTTCGGATTAAGAACATTGATTATTGTTCCTACCATTTCTTTGGTACATCAAATGGCTGGTGACTTTGTTGATTACGGTTGTGATGAATCAGAGATATATAAAATTCAAGGTGGTGTTGATAAGAATACGAAAGCACCTATTGTTATTTCTACATGGCAATCATTAGTTAAACAAGATAAGAATTGGTTTGGTCAATTTGGTTGTGTAATGGGAGATGAAGCTCATACCTTCCAAGCAAAGTCATTAACAACTATTATGCATAAACTTGAAGATTGTACTTATCGTCATGGATTTACAGGTACACTCAAATCAGCAGAAAGTAAAACGCATAGGTTAGTACTTGAAGGTTGTTTCGGAGAAGTAAAAAGAATTGTATCCACAAAGAAATTAATGGACGAAGGTACGGTTGCTGATTTTGAAGTAAAGGCAATTGTATTGAATCACAGTAACGAAGCAAAGGCTGCGTTTAAAAAGGCAATGGGTCAGGTCAAAGAATCAGTAAAGAAATGGCCTGCCGAAAGAGAGTTCATTGTATTCCATGAAAAGAGAAACAATTTTATTAAGAACCTTGTTCATTCTCTAAAAGATCAAAACAATTTAATATTATTTGACTTGGTTGAGAAACATGGTAAGGTGCTTGAACCTTTATTACAAAAAGAAGGTAGAGAACTGCATTTTATATACGGAGCAACAAAAGGAGAAGAACGTGAACGCATACGACATTTGGTCGAGAACGATCCTGATAAGAAACACAATATACTCGCATCCTATGGAGTATTTAGTACTGGTGTTAATATTAAAAGACTCGATAATGTAATCTTTGCTTCCTCAAGTAAATCTGAGATTAAAGTATTACAATCAATCGGAAGAAGTTTGCGTAAAGCGGAGGACTCGCAGAAAGCGGTCCTCTATGACATTGCTGATGATTTATCGGTGGGTAGTTATGAAAACTATACATTGAAACATTTTAAGAGTAGGATTGAGATCTACTCGTCGGAAGAATTTCCGTTTAAAATATTTACTGTTGATATCTAACTTATAGTATACCTTAAAGCCGATAGTCTTATTATACAAGGAGTTTATAGATATGTCAATAGTTTTTTTGAAAAAAGTTAAATTAATTTCATATTTGTTATAAAACCATTGACAAATCAGTGAAACTAGTTTATAATTACATTATTATTTAAAAAAGGAGTGTTAGTTTGAAATGGCTAAGAAACGAAATTACGTAAACAATAAAGACCTCCTCGCAGCACTTATCGACTACAGAGATAGATGCAAGGAAGCTGAGGAATGTGGAGAAAAGAATCCACAAGTACCCGATTACATCGGTAAGTGTATTATGATGATTGCTCAAAGGTTGGCAACAAGACCAAACTTTAGTGGTTATATGTATAAGGAAGAAATGATCTCAGACGGAATCGAGAACTGCCTTCAATATATACATAACTTCAATCCAGAGAAATCACAAAATCCATTTGCCTATTTTACTCAAATCATTTGGTATGCATTTTTAAGAAGGATCTCTAAAGAGAAAAAGCAGATGTATATTAAATTTAAAGCTTCACAAAGACAGATGATGGATAATGAAGTGTTTGATTCTGCAGGAGAACCAGTTACTGGAAATCAACTGCCTGACTATATTAACGATTTTATTGACGACTTCGAGAATAAACTCAAGAAGAAATAGATTATGTTTGATTATGAGAATCCCTTTGATTACACAAAGCCTACTGTTCAATTACTAGGTAGGTGGCAACCCTGGCATAAAGGTCATACAGAATTATTTAAAAAGGCCTTGACATTGACAGGACAATGTGTTATAATGGTTAGAGAAGTATATGGAAACGAAGAGATTGCATCTGATAATCCCTTCGGAGAAATTGCTGTAATTGATAGTATTAAGAAAGGTTTGGGAGATGCTGGCTTTGAAGAAGGTCGAGAGTATATGATCCAAATGGTTCCTAATATTGTTGATGTTAGTTATGGACGCACACCAGGTTATACGTTTACTGAACATAGCCTTGGAGAAGATATTGAGAAAGTTTCAGCATCTGATATTCGTGCACAAATGAGAGAAGAAGGAACACTATGAAACTAGTACCAAGTAAAGACCCAATACTATCAAAAGTATTAGAAGATATTGATATTAATAATCCTCAAGTAGATTTGAAGCAAACCAAACAAGATATGGTAGAGCTGATGGTCTCAAAAAGAGGTCTCGGCCTTGCAGCATGTCAGGTTGGATTAGATTATAAGATATTCATTATCGGTGAAAACAAAGAGAACTGCATGATGTTCGTAAACCCTGAAGTCATTTCGGTATCTGAAGAAACTGAATTAGATGTCGAAGGTTGTTTAAGTTACCCAGATGTATTTGTTAAAATGCCAAGACCTAATGTTGTTGAAGCAAAATGGTTTGACGAAGAAGGTAAACCACAAGAAGGTCGAT